CCGCCGACTTCGTCGTCATCGAGTCGCGGGGGGCCTTCGCCAACGGGACCTTCTACCCGCTGGACCCGGTCAGTCGGGACTACCTGCTGTCGACCCTGGCGCAGGCGCCACTGGGCCCGCCGCAGGTGTTCGCGATGATCGGCGGTTTCGCGGCCGGCCCGCTCAACGGCACCGTCGTCGCGTTCGGGCCGACGCCCGATCAGGCCTACGCGATCTACGCCTACGGCACGATCCGTGCGCCCTCGCTGGCGAGCTACGCCGGCGCACCAGCGGCGAGCACGACGACGACGTGGATTTCGACGTGGCTGCCCGATCTGCTGGTGATGGCGTGCATGATCTACGTCGCCGGCTATCAGCGCGACTTCGGCCGGCAGTCCGACGACCCGCAGATGGCGCAATCCTACGAGGCGCAGTACCAGGCGCTGCTCGGCCCAGTGGACAAGGAGGAGTTCCGCAAGCGCTTCCAGGCCGACGCCTGGTCGTCGCAGTCCAAGTCGCCCGTCGCGACCCCGACGAGGTGACGCGCCATGCCTCACGCCGCGGTCGAGCTTGCTGATGGGGTCAACGTCAACCGCACCCCGGCCCTCAACCAGTACGGCATCAGCTTCAGCCAACTGATCCGCTACCAGTTCGACAACAGCGGCCAGCCGATGGTGCAAAAACTCGGCGGCTGGACGAAGTACCTGCTGAGCATCACGCCGGCCCCGGTGCGGGCGCTGTGGGGCTGGGAAGACACCAACGCGGTCACCCACCTGGCCTACGGCACCGACAGCTATAGCGGGCGCTCGCAGCTCGCCGTGGCGACCGGCGGCCGGGTGCAGGACATCACCCCGACCGCCACGGTCGAGAACATCGCGGTGGCCTTCGCGACCACCGCCGGCTCGCCGCTGGTGACGATCACCGACACCGTCACCCAGGGCCTCACCAACTTCGACACCGTCGATATTCAGACCCACGTCGCGGTCGGCGGCCTGGTGCTATTCGGCAGCTACCCGGTCCAGCAGGTCGATGCGACGCACTACCAGATTGTCGCGCTCGACATCCTCGGCAACCCGCTGCCGGCGGCCAGCGCCGACTCGCCCGGCGCGGTGGCGACCTTCACCACCCAGGCCAACACCCCCGTGGTCACCGTCACCCTGGCGCACCACGGCTACATCGCCGGCAACACCTACCCGATCCTGGTGCCGGTCACGGTCGGCGGCATCACGCTGGCGGCGGGCAATTACCTCGTGCAGTCGGTGCTCTCGTCGAACACGTTCACGCTGCTGGCGCAGACGGCGGCCACCGCGGCGGCCACCGCGCCGATCAACGGCGGCCAGGTGCGTCTGCAGTACGCCTTCGGCATTGGCCCCACCCTGCCGCCGACCGGCTTCGGCCAGAACGGCTTCGGCGCGGGCCCGTTCGGCGGCGCCGGCTCGCCGGCCAACCCGGCCACCGGCGCGCCGGTCAACGCCACCGACTGGACCCTCGACAACTTCGGCGAGGTGCTGATCGCCTGCCCGATCAACGGCACCCTCAACCAGCCGCTCTACGCCTGGAACCCGCTCTCGGGCTCGCCGCAGGCCTCGGTGATCCCCGGCGGCCCGACCGTCAACGACGGTTTCTTCGTGGCCATGCCGCAGCGCCAGATCATCTGCTGGGGCTCCACCGACACCGGCATCCAGGACCCGCTGCTGGTGCGCTGGTGCGACCTCAACAACTTCAATCAGTGGTTCGACCTGCCGACCAATCAGGCGGGCAAGTTCCGGCTGCCGCGCGGCTCCAAGATCGTCGGCGGCATCCAGGGGCCGCAGCAGGGACTGCTGTGGACCGACCTTTCTGTCTGGTCGCTGCAGTATATCAACCTGCCGGGCGTCTGGGGCTTCAACGAGATCGCCACCGGCTGCGGCCTGATCAGCCGCAAAGCCGCGGCGGCGGCCAACGGCGTCGTCTACTGGATGGGCCCGACACAGTTCTATTCGCTGACCAGCGAGGGCGTGCAGCCGCTGAGCTGCCCAGTCTGGGACGTGGCTTTCCAAAACATGGACGTGGCCAACATCAGCAAGATCAGGGTGGCGGTGAACTCGCGCTTCAACGAGATCGCCTGGCACATCCCGACTATCGGCGGCGGTGGCGAGAACACCACCATGCTGAAGTACAACTACGCCTTGGGCTGGTGGGATGTCGGGCTGATCGCGCGCTCGGCCTGGATCGACCAGTCGGTGCTCGGCGCGCCCATCGGGGCCGACCCCAACCGCCTGCTGGTCTACCAGCACGAAACCTCGAACGACGCCGATGGCGTGCCGCTCGTCTCCAACTTCGCGACCGGCGACTTCACCCTCGCCGAGGGCGACGAGATGACGTTCCTCGACGAGCTGTGGCCGGACGCGCGCTACGGCGACTACCAGCAGCCGCAGAACGCCACGCTTAGCATCACCTTCCTGGTGCGCGACTTCCCCGAGGACGTGCAGCGCGTCTACGGGCCCTACACCGCCACCCAGGCCTCGCGGTGGTTCAACCCCCGCGCCCGCGGTCGCCTCTTCTCGCTGCAGGTCGGCTCGACCGATATTGGCTCGTTCTGGCGCATGGGACGGTTTAGGTATCGCGGTCAGCCGGCGGGTCGATACGGCTGATGACGTTCCAGGAAAATCGCAACATTCCTTCGTCGCACCCTGGCCACGGCCAGGGGCCGGCCGGCGCGTCGCTGTCGGACCTGTTGACGGCGGTGCAGCACGTCGCCTCGAACATCGCCCAGGCGGCGCAGACCTACTTGGCGGTCAACGGACAGCAGTCGCGCAGCGGCATCGTCGCCAGCGCCGGGTCGCTGCTGCTGAAGCAGGGCTCGGGCCGCATCGCCTACGTCAACGTCACCGTCGCCGGCACCGCGGCCGGCGCCCTCGTCGACAGCAACAGCGCGGGCGCCGCGGCGCCGGTGCTGGCGGTGATCCCGATGGCGGTCGGCTCGTACTTCGTCAACCTGCCGTTCAACCTCGGCCTGGTGGTCATCCCCGGCGCCGGGCAGACGCTCAGCGTGAGCTTCTCCTGATGCCGCTCGCACCCGGCCACAGCGAGGCCGTGAAGAGCCACAACATCGCCGAGATGATCGACGCCGGCCACCCGCGCGATCAGGCCATCGCCGCCGCCATGCGAGCTGCGCGCGAGAGCCGCAAGGGCGGCGGCCTCGCCGCCTTCATGGAAGGCAACCATCCGATGGTGCCGCCGGTGCTCTACCACGGCACCGCTCGCGACATCCGCCAGTTCGATCTCAACGCCAAGCGTCACTACGATGCGGGCGGCGGCGAGGATGAAACCGACACCGGCTGGTATGGGAAGGGCATCTACATGACCCCCCACGGCAGGATCGCCGGCGCCTTCGCCGAGCGTGGGCGTAGAGGCGCCGAGGGCGCCAACGTCATGCCGCTACACGTCTCGATGAAGAACCCCTTCATCGTCAGCCGTTTCGGTGGCAGGCAGATGGATCGCCACCTGAATGCCGCCGGCGCCCCACCGCCGAAAAACGGCATGTGGCGGCTGCCCTCGGAGCAGACGGCGTGGCTTCAGTCCCAGGGGCACGACGGGGTCATCGCCCACGATCCGACGGACCCAAAGGCCGGCATGGAGGTGATCGCCTTCCACCCCAACCAGATCAAGTCGGCCATCGGCAACAGTGGCGCTTTTGATCCGACCGACCCCGACATCACCAAAGCCTGGGGCGGTCGGGTCGCTATGGCCGGCGGCGGCTGGGCGGAGCCCGAGTTCGGCAAAGGCAGCGGCTACACGGCTGGGGCCATCCGCTCGCTGACCAAGCTGCCGACGATGGAGGCCCCCGCGCCCTACCAGCCTGGCGAGCGCAACGTCGGCGAGGTCGGCCACCGCCTGGTGCAGCTTGGCATGAACTTCTGGAAGCGCCGGGGTGTTGAGAACGGCCGGATCGACCACACCAACGCCACCGCTCGGCACAACGACGCGCTGGCCGAGGCGCTGGCCGACGAGACGGAACACGCGCTGGCCGCCCGCGGCAACGCCGCCAACTGGTACTCGGAGAAGTTCGAGGAGGCGAAACGGGTGGCGGCGCTGAGCCACCCGGAGATCATGCACGATCCGCGCATGCTCAGCGCTTGGGCGGCGTCGCTGGCGATCACCAGCCAGGGCGAGAAGGTGCACCGCAACGCCGAACTCGCCGACCAGATGTACCAGCGCTTCAAAGACAAGGGTGGCCGCTTCGCGCTCGATGACGACGACATAGCCCTCGACGCCAAAGGTCGGCCGGTTCCCGATGCCAAGCGGGTTGCCTCCAAGGCCGGCAAGGCAATGGCGGCGAACTTCAGGAAGTACGACCAACTCGTCACAGATCATGCCGCGGCCCGCAAGGATGGAGACGGCCTCGCCGGCGCCCACGAGTTCCTGAACCAGCCGATGAAAGGCCGCGACTTGGAGGCGGCCGGCTTCAAGCGGCCGAGCGGCATCTCGGTGGACGCTGACACCCACGGTTCGGCGATCTTCGGC